GCTTTAGAAACTTTATATACTTATACAGAACAAGAGGATGGATCTGTAACTAGACCATTAGGTGAACTTCCAACATTGGAGGGTTAATGCCTATTAATAGTTTTTTATATCCAGGTGCTAAAGTTACACCAGCTTATGAAGTTGATAATTCTGTAAGAATAGAATATTCTGACAGATATCAATGTTTTACAAGAACTTTAGGTACTCCAACAGATAGAAAAAAATTTACTATAAGTTGTTGGTTAAAAATAGGTGATGATGTATTAACAGCAAATACAGAAAAAACAATATTTGGTGCTGGTTCTGATTATGCTGGACTTCATTTAGATGGTAGTTCTGATCCAGCTTTAGCTTTTCAAATTGATAATTCAGATACTCACCAAATAGTTTCAACACAAGTTTTTAGAGATCCGTCTGCTTGGTATCATATAGTAATTGCGTATGACACTTCTCAAGGAACTGCTTCGAACCGAGTTAAGATGTATGTAAATGGATCACAGATTTCAAGTTTTAGTCAAACAGATTATCCAGATCAAAATTTAGATATTAAATTAGGTGCTGCAGAATTAAATGCTATTGGTAAAGATAGTGAGCAAACTAATCCTTACTATGATGGATACATGGCAGAATTTGTTTATATTGATGGTCAACAACTAACACCAACATCATTTGGAGAGTTTGATGAAGACTCAAACATTTGGAAGCCGATAGATGTATCTGGTTTAACCTTTGGTACAAATGGATTTTATTTAGACTTTGAAGATAGTGGAACTTTAGGAAATGATGTATCAGGTAATAATAATGATTTTGCTTCATCAGGACTAGCCGCAATAGATCAAAGCACGGATACACCTACTAATAATGCAGTTACTTTTATGCCAAATACTCCTAGTGCAAGTAATTTTACTTTAAGTCAAGGTAATTTACAAATAGATAAAAGTGGTTCAGGAACATTTGGACTTTATGGCAGTTCAATAATGTTATCAAATGGTAAGTGGTATTGGGAAGCTAAAATGACTGGAGATGCTGGTTCAGATAGAACAAGAGTTGGACTTGCAGCTTATGAAAGTGTAACAGGAACAAGCTCAATACAAGGCAGTTATTCAGGTTTTGAATTTACTTCCGTAACAAGTGGTAGATTTTCTATAACAGTAGATGGCTCAACTACAGAAGTAGATGGATTTAATTCATATTCAACAGGAGATATTATTAGATTTGCTTTAGATATGGATAATACAAAATTATATGTAGGAATAAATGGAGATTGGTTTGATTATAATTCATCTGATACAGGGGGAGACCCCACATCTGGAAGTGGTTGGGTAACTAATAATGCAACAGCTTTAGCCGCACCTGTAACAATTTATGCTGGACACGCAGTTGGGGTTTCTGGAAGTAGTGAATTAGAATTTAATTTTGGTGCAACAAATACTTTTTCAGTTTCTTCAGGAAATTCAGATGGCAATGGATATGGAAATTTTGAATATGCAGTGCCTTCAGGATATTATGCAATCAATTCAAAAAACCTAGCGGAGTATGGATAATGGCTTTACATTCGTTACACTCATGCAAAGAAATTAAAGGAGACCTTTAATGGCATACACAACAATAGATAAACCAACAGATTATTTTAATACTAAACTTTATACAGGAAATAATACTACAGATACTGCTATAACAGGAATTGGATTTCAACCAGATTGGGTTTGGGTAAAAAGACGAAGTTCAACTCAATTTCATGGTCTTTATGATTCAGTAAGAGGTGCAACAAAACAACTTGCATCAAATAGTAATAATGCAGAAGATACAAATACAGAATCATTAAAAAGTTTTGATTCTGATGGATTTACAATAGGAACATCTGCAAGATTAAATGCAAGTTCAGAAACTTATGTAGCATGGAATTGGTTAGCTGGTGGCTCTGCATCATCAAACTCTGATGGAGACACAAATACAAGTGTTTCTGCAAATACTACAAGTGGATTTAGTATTGTTAAATGGACAGGTGATGGTGGTGCTACAACTCTTGGTCATGGACTTGGTGCAGTGCCAAAATGGATTTTAGTAAAAACTTTAGATAGAAGTGAAAATTGGGTAGTTTATCATGTTGGAAATGATGCAACTGCACCTGAAGATAAATCTATAAGATTAGATGGCACTAATGCTGTACAAGATAATAATACTCATTTTAATGACACAGCACCTACATCTTCTGTATTTAGTGTTGGTGCAAGTAATGGTGTAAATCCCAATGGAGAAGATCAGATAGCCTACTGCTTCGCAGAAAAAAAAGGCTACAGCAAGTTTGGAAGCTACACAGGAAATGGCAGTACAGATGGCCCATTTATTTACACAGGATTTAAACCTGCGTTTGTTATGCAAAAAAGCACAGCAGTTCAAGGGTGGCAATTACAGGATAACAAAAGAGAAGGGTATAATGGAGATAATGATCTTTTACAACCACATGATAATGCCGCAGAAAGTGGTGTAAATAGAATAGATATATTATCAAATGGTTTTAAAGTAATTACAACAGATGCTGGTCAAAATTCTTCAGGTCAAACATATATTTATATGTGTTTTGCAGAATCACCTTTCGTCTCATCTTCAGGAATCCCAACAACAGCGAGGTAATTATGTTACAAAAATTAAAATTTGCACCAGGATTTAATAAACAAGTAACTGCAACAGGTGGTGAAGGTCAATGGGTTAATGGTGACAATGTAAGATTTAGGTATGGTTCGCCTGAAAAAATAGGCGGTTGGTCACAATTAGGATCTGTAGATATTACAGGTAGAAATACTGCAATTCATCACTTTATTAACACTTCAGGTATTAAGTATGCAGCATTAGGTACAAATAGAATTTTGTATGTATATTCAGGGGGTATATTTTATGACATACATCCTATTAAATCGACTACGACATTATCAAGTGCCTTTACCACTACAAACGGATCTTCTACTGTAACTTTAACTTTTTCCTCTGCACACAATATAAATAAATTTGATATTATTTTATTAGATAATTTTTCGTCTATAACTAATTCTAACTTTTCATCTTCTAATTTTGATGACAATAAATTTATGGTGCAATCTATACCAACATCAACAACACTTACAATAGATGTTGGATCAAATGAATCAGGATCTGGTGCAACTACATCTGGTGGTATTAGGGTTCAACATTATTATTCAGTTGGACCAGCGGTTGAAGTTGCATCCACTGGATATGGACTTGGACCTTGGAGTGGATTTAAGTCCGGTCAATTTACGTCTACATTATCATCTTCTATAAATACAAGTGTAACATCACTAACAATGGCAAGCTCATCATCATTTCCATCATCAGGAACTGTATTAATAGATAGTGAGCTTATAACGTACACTGGTAATAGCAGTGGAACTTTATCTGGTTTAACTAGAGGTGCATCAGGCACAACTGCAGCGTCACATAGTTCAGGCGCAACCGTAACCGATGCATCAAACTTTTTTGCATGGAACGCTGCGGCTTCGGGAGACGTTATTACAGCTCCTGGTTTATGGTCTTTAGATAATTTTGGTAATAAATTAATTGCAACAATAAATGGTGGTGAAAGTTTTGAATGGGATTCAAATGGTTCTGTATCAACAAGAGCGACAATTATATCAGGGGCACCTACTGCATCTGCATTTAGTTTAGTATCTACTCCAGATAGACACTTAGTGTTTTTTGGAACAGAAACAACGATAGGAACTTCTTCTACACAAGACCCCATGTTTGTAAGATTTTCTTCTCAAGAAGACATTAACACGTATGCACCCAGTGCAACTAATACTGCAGGTACACAAAGACTTGCAGATGGATCTAAAATTGTAGGAGCGATTAGAGGTAGAGATGCAATTTATGTTTGGACTGATACAGCGTTGTTTACTATGAGATTTGTTGGTCCACCGTTTACTTTCTCTTTTCAACAAGTTGGTACAAACTGTGGATTGATTGGACAGAACGCAGCTGTTGAAGTTGATGGTACAGCGTATTGGATGTCAGAAAATGGTTTCTTTAGATATGCTGGTAGATTAGAATCACTACCATGTTTAGTTGAAGACCATGTCTTTGACGATATCAACACTATACCAAAACAACATATTAATGCAGGTTTAAATAATTTGTTTGGTGAAGTTGTTTGGTTTTATCCAAACTCAGGTTCAGGAACAGTAAATAGAATAGTTGCGTATAATTATCTAGACTCAAGTGCCGAGCGACCAGTATGGACAACAGGAACTTTAGCAAGAACAGCATGGCAAGATTCAGCTGTGTTTGGTAAACCTCATGCAACAGAATATGATGAAGATGGCACAACTGCAACTACAGATACAAATTATGTTTTTGGTAATCAAGATGGTACATCTACTTACTATGAACATGAAACAGGATTAAATCAAGTTAAGGAAGGTGCTACAACTGCGATTACTGCAAGTATTGAATCTGGAGATTTTGATATTGGTCAACAAGGTTTAGCAGGTGATGGTGAGTTTATGATGAAAATAAGAAGAGTGTTACCAGACTTTTTATCACAAACAGGTAACGCAAGAGTTACATTAAATTTAAGAGATTTTCCAAATGATTCACAAGCAAGTTCATCTCTTGGACCATTTACAATAACTAGCAGCACACAAAAGATAGATACGCGTGCAAGAGCAAGATCTATATCTTTAAAAGTAGAAAATACCAGCACAGGTCAGTTTTGGAAAATTGGAACTTTTAGAATTGATTATCAACCAGATGGTAGAAGATAATGGCAGGCATAGTAGAATTAATTAAATTATATAGAGGTGAAGCTCCTTCAAGATCTAAATTAGATTTTGGAATTAATAGAGGAACTTATTTTACTCCACAAAAAAAATTTGCTAAATTTATGGCTCAAGGAGGAGGTAGTACACTTGGAGATACTGTTAAAGATTTAAAAGGAAAAGTTAAAACTTTAACAATACCAAAAAAATTATATGAAGAATTAGGTGGAGGTTCACTCGAAGTAAATATAAGAGATCCTAAATTACTTAACGCCGCTAAAATTGATTTGTTACAAACTTTTTTAGCAAGAGCTGGAAGTTTAACCCCTTTAGCTATGAAAGGATTAAATATATTAGCTAGTTTACCTGTTGCAACATTAACAATGTTTTTACAATCTACTCCTGCTAATGCAGATGAAGCAAATATGCAATTAGAAGATTTTGCTATGATGGCAAATAAAGAAAAAGAAGGTATAGAAACAATTAATGTAGGAGATATGTAATGGCAAAAATAGTACAATCATTAACGCAACCACCTAAAGAATATGATCAAATTTCATTTTTATCTTTAGTTAGAGATTTAAATGGTTTAATAGAAAAATTAAATACAACATTTCAAGAAGAAAAAGGAGAAGATAACGAAGCGACTATCTTCTTTTTAGGAGGATAATGGCTAATAGTTTTGTAAATAAAAAAGCAGATTTAACATCCACTGATCAAACGACTTTGTATACAGTGCCAACTGCAACAACTGCTATAGTTAAATCTATATTAGTAAGCGATGATAGCGGTAGTGGATCTAATATTACAATACAAATAGTAACATCTGCTGATGCTACTTTTAGTGTTGCACATCAAAAAACCATATCTGCTAATACTCCAACTGAGATATTAACAAATCCATTGGTGGTTGAGACTGGAGAGATAGTAAAAGTCACAGCTGGCCATGCAAATAGACTACATGTATTACTTTCAGCTATGGAAGTATTACCAAGGACTGTTACAACATAGTCTTGATTTACTTGTGAAAAACGAGTAATAATGTAAATTCAGGTTAAATTCCTGCCTTTTAAAAATAAACAACATTTAATATATATGATTAATAGAGCAAAAATGCCAAGACAGTTGCGTAATAAAGGTGGGATCATGACCATTGGTGGCGGTGGTTATACAGGTAAGCCTATGGGCAGTAGAACAGGTTTTGGGTTTATTGATAAAATTACAGATAGATTTAGAAAACTTATACCAAATGAATTAGCAAGTGTTGCAGTCAAAGCTGCACCGTTTGTTGCACCATTTAATCCTGGTATCGCAGGATTAATGAGAGGTATAGGTAGATTTGATCAGAGAGGTAGTATTAGTGATGCACTAAAACAAGGTTTTGCAACAGCTGCATTTGG